CCATAGTCCAACTGTGAATAGTATATATCGTTGGTACAGTGCTATTGAAGCACTTGTTTTTGCCATAAATTTTACTATCCTTATGGGTAGTATACTAATGATATATAAACAATAACGCCGAGTTAGAGGTTAATTGAAACACTTGGCCTAACGCAACGAATTAAACTGAGCGTGATGTTTAATTTAGAAACCTGTATGTCATTAGTATAGTGCTTATAATAGGCATGAACACTGTAACGTTTGATTTTAATTGCGTTGCTTCCTTTCTAGATATAAGAAGACAATCTAAGCAGGTTGTCTTTTTAATATATAAAAAGTTTTAGTTTTGTGTCATTTTAAATGGTGAAAAATACAGTGCCTTACAAGGAGTAGTGATATTAATGAAAGTAATTATTTTTATATTAGTAGTAGCATGGTCAATAGCTTCTTTTATTATTGCTAACGAGAAAAGATAAATGAAGATAGTATTAAATACAATGAATAGAGATAGATATTGCGAAGATAAGTTGGTTGATGAAACTAAGCACTTAAAAATATGGAGGTGAAATTATGAATTTAACACCTAAACAAGAAAAGTTCATACAAAACATAATACAGGGCATGAGTCAAAGAGAAGCATATAAAGATGCTTACAAAGCTAAATATAAAGATGAAGTTATAGATGTAAGAGCTTGCGAGTTGTTTAATTCTAGTAAGGTGCAGGTAAGGTATAAAGAACTTATAAACCAATTAGAAGATAAATCTATAATGAGTGCAAAAGAACGTATGAAATGGCTTACTGATGTTATTAATGGAGATATATTAGAAGATGTACCAGTAATGACTGATATTAAAGAAGATAAAGTCAATACAATAAAATGCCCTACTAAAATAGATACCAAATTAAAGGCCTTAGATACTCTTAATAAAATGAGTGGTGAATATAAAACTATTTTAGATGGAACAATAGAAGTTAAAAAGAAATTGGAAGATTTATTATGAAATATACAGCAGACTATTTGATACAAAAGAGAATAGAAAAATGGAATGAAACACATGATATTGAATATGACAAACAGCTTAGAGTTGCAATAGCTGATGAAATAATAAATAATAGTGAACTTCTAAATGAAGTTAAGAAATATCCAGAGAAATTAATTGAATTAGTTTTTATAGTAGTTGATAAAGACCAAAAAACAAGACCATTTATATTAAATGATGTTCAAAAGGAATTTGTAAGCATATTAAATAAGGCGATAGAAGACTTTGACAGAGGTTTAATAACAGATATATCTATATTAATATTAAAAGGTCGACAACAGGGCTTTACAACAGTTGTAACGGCATATCAATTAGCGAGAAGTATATTAAATAGAAACTTTCAGGGATTTACTTTAGCCGATAAAAGTGATAACTCGGAAGCGATATTTCAAAACAAAGCTAAATATCCATACTCACAACTTCCCGAAGTGTTAAAACCTACAGAGAAGTTTAATAATAAAAAACAATTACTATTTGAAAAGATTAATAGTAGTTGGGCAGTAGATACAGCCACAAAAGATGTGGGACGTTCAAGGACTGTAAATTTTTTTCATGGATCAGAGTGTGCTTTCTGGAAAGATGGTATAGCACCTATTCAAGCAGCACTAGGAGAAGCATTTACTAAGAATTGTATAAAGATATATGAATCTACTGCAAATGGTTATAACGATTATCAGAAGATGTGGGACAGTGGGGTGCATATAAATTGTTTTTTTGAGTGGTGGAAAACAAAAGAGTATGTAATAAATTTCGAAAGTGAAGATATGCATAAAGAATTTATAAATAAGATAAACACTCACGAGACCTGGATATATAAGAGGTTAAAGTGGTTAAAAGAAGAAAAGAAATTAAACGATAATCAATTATATTGGTACTTCAAGAAATATGAAGGATATATTGACAAAGATTTAATCAAGCAAGAATATCCATGCACTCCAAAAGAGGCATTTTTATTATCAGGTCAAACAGTATTTGATACTGAAATATTGTTAAATAGATTAGAAAATGCTCCTAAACCAATTAAAACAGGTTATTTTATATATGATTATGATGGGTTAAAGATTACTCACATAAGATGGGTAAATGATAAAAATGGATACATAAACATATATCAAGTACCAAACGTACCTAGAATGACTAAGTATTGTATTGGTGGAGATACAGCCGGCGAAGGTAGTGATTATTTCACGGGTCATGTATTAGATGCAAGGACAGGAGAACAAGTGGCAGTATTAAAGCAACAATTTGATCCTGACCAATACGTTAAACAAATGTATTGTTTAGGAATGTATTATAAATATGCTTTGATAGGTATTGAAGCAAATTTTGATAGTTTCCCTATTATGGAACTACAAAGACTAGGATACAACAATCAATATGTAAGATTAGCACAAGACACCTATACAGGTAAGACCGAAAAGAGATTTGGATTTAAAACAACTTCGCTTACAAGACCAACAATAATATCTAGGTTAATTCAAATAGTAAGAGAAGAAGTAAATAGTATCAATGATAAAGATACATTAGAAGAACTATTAACCATTGTCAGGAATGAGAAAGGTAGAATAGAAGCTCCAGAAGGTGGACACGACGACCAAATGATGGGACTAGCAATAGCACATCATATAAGAGAACAAGTTGTATTTGATAAAGAGGAAATAAGAATAGATCCTACATATCAATTTAGCTTTGAGAAAGAACGTGAACCAATTGGAGATGTAGGCGATAAAATAACAGTAGTTTAAAGGAGGAAAATATGAAAGAAAAAGAAGAAAGACTATTAAGATTATGGAAAATTAGACAAGAACAAGAAGGAGTAGATGTATTAGGTGTTAAGACATTAGAAGAAGCTAAACACTTCTATGACAAGAAATCTACTAAGAAAGGTACAAGTAAGAAATCTACTAAGAAAGTAGAATTTGCAGTGACAGAAGAAGATGGCAATGTTCACGTTAAACCTGTTATAGATGGCGAAATTATAGATACACCAGTAGAAGAAGTAGAGATACCTGAAATTACAGAAGAAGAAGTACAATCCGTTGCTAACGCAATTGTAGAAGAAGCAAGTGAAAATGATAAAACAGTAGAAGAAATTGTTACTGAAATTGTTGAAGAAAGCCATGAAGCAGAACCAGTAGTAGCAGGTGAATAGTATGGAACCAATAACATTAATAGTAGTCATTAGCATACTAAACATAGTATGTTTTTTTGTTGGTGCTAAAGTAGGGCAAAAAGTAGTAAATAATGAACCTATTAAATTACCTAATATGAATCCAGTAAAAGTCATTGAAGAATACAAAGAAGCAAAAGAAAATAAGGAAGAAAAAGAACGTTTTAATACTATGTTAGACAATATAAATAATTATGACGGAACAAATTTAGGACAAAAAGATATTGACTAAAAGGAAGGTGATTATATGGACTTAGAAGAAATTAAAGAAACCGATATATGGACTTTTTATGACCAGGCAATAAATTATTGCAGATTAATTGGTATGTATGGAGATACAGATGTAAATTATCGTATGTATAATGGGGACCAATGGTATGGCTTAAAGGTTAAAGGTATTGAAAAAGTGCAATATAACTTCATTAAACCTATAGTTAAATATAAAACAGGTATTGTATTAACTAATTTGTATGCTATTAACTATTCTAGTGAAAATTTTGAAAATCAGGAGTTTAGAAAATCAGGAGAAAAGATATGTAAATTACTTAACAAAAAAGCTGCACGCATATGGGAACATGATTACATGGATCTTAAATTAAGATTAATAGTTAAAGATGCTGCTATTAATGACGAAGGTGTTATGTATGTAAGATACGATGATGAAAAGCAGCAACCAATAAATGAAGTAATAAATAAAAACGACATATATTTTGGCAATGAAAACGATTCCGATATGCAAAACCAACCATACATATTAATAAAACAAAGAAAACCTGTATCAGAAGTCAAAGAAATTGCTGAAAACAATGGTGTTAGTTCCGAAAAGATAAATTATATAATGGGTGATTTAGAAAACATAGAAGAAGCCGGTGAGGCAGCTAAGTATGAAAAAGACAATATGTGTACTCTTGTTACTAAAATGTACAAGAAAGATGGCAAAGTTTATTTTGCTCAAGGTACAAGGTATGTAGATATAAAAAAAGAAACTGATACAGGATTAACATATTATCCAGTCGCGCATTTGCTATGGGAAGAAAAGAAAGGTTCTGCTCGTGGTGAGGGTGAAGTAAGATACTTAATACCAAACCAATTAGAAACAAACAAAACAGCTATGCGTAGGGCATTAACTGTAAAAAACACAGCGTTCCCACAAAAGATTGCTAACATGGCCAAAATAGTTAATCCAAGTGCTTTAGATGAAGTAGGAGGAACAATAAAAACAAATGGTGGAGTATCAGTAGATGATGTTTCGAAAATATTTGCTTATGTAAATCCTGCTCAAATGTCGCCTGATGTTAAAGCATTACAAGAAGAATTAATTCAAAGTACCAGAGAACTTGCTGGAGCAGGTGAAATTGCAACAGGGCAAATTAATCCTGAAAGTGCAAGCGGTAGAGCAATTTTAGCAGTGCAACAAGCCGCTCAACAGCCATTAACTGAACATTTACAATATACTAAAGCATTTTGCGAAGACTTAGCTAGAATTTGGTTAGATATGATTACTGTTTATAATGATAGTATAGAATTAGAAGATGAGACAGAAGACCCACAAACTGGCGAAAAGATATCTCAAATAGTAAAAATACCTAAAGTATCGTTAGAAGAACTACAAGCAGTAGTTAAAGTTGATATAACTCCAAAAGGCGCATTTGATAAATACGCTCAAGAAATGAGTATAGAAAATTTGCTAACGAATGGCTTTTTTAGTGTACAAAGATTGCCTGAATTAAAGTTGTATTTAGATTGTTTAGATGATGATGCAAACATGCCTAAACAACGCATATTAGAGGTTATTACAAGGGCAGAGATGGAACAACAAAAGATTGCTCAAATGAACGCTCAAGCTCAAATTATGCAAGAAAATGCTATGCAGTTTTTGATGGGTGATCCAGATAGTCAAGCAAGTCAAATGATTGATGCGACAAATCAACTGAATAAGGAAGAAGAAGTACCTGTTAAATAGGTGCTTTTTTATGGTCTAAGCATTGCAGACCTTATCAAAAACTCATATGGAATAAGTGGAAGCAAACCACAACAAAAATAGGAGGAAAATTATGTTTGAAGAAAAAGAAAACCTAGTATTGGAAAATACTGAAAATGTAGAAGAAACTACAGAAGAAACAGAAGGTTTAGAAATTGAACCAACGATTGAAAAAACAGTTGAGGAAGTTAAAGAACCTGAAAAGCTATATACAGAAGAAGATTTCAATAAGAAATTAGATGAAGTATTAGCAAAAAAAATAGCTCGTAGAGAAGCAAAAATACGTAAAGAATATGATTCTAAATATGGAAGAGTAGAAAGTGTACTTAAATCAGGATTAGGAGTTAATTCTATTGAAGAAGCAACTAATCAATTAAGTGATTTCTATGCCAAGAAAGGTATTCAAATATCTAGTGAACCTACATATAACGAAAGAGATATGGAAGTTCTTGCTAAAGCAGAAGCAGATGATATTATTTCATCAGGATTTGATGAAGTGATAGAAGAAGTGGATCGCTTAGCTGAAATTGGTGTTAATAATATGACACCTAGAGAAAAAGCTACATTCAAACGTTTAGCAGAGTATAGACAAAATGCAGAACGTAATAAGGAATTAGCAAGTATAGGAGTAAAAGAAGAAGTATATAATGGCAAAGAATTTAAAAACTTTGCAAGTCAATTCAATTCTAATACACCTATAAAAAAAGTGTACGAACTATACACAAAAACATTAGATAAAACTACTCATGAGAAAATGGGAAGTATGAAAAATGGTAATACTCAAGAAGAAAAAACTTACTATAGTCCAGAAGATGTGGATAAGTTAACCGAAAAAGATTTAGATGATCCTATTATTTTCAAAAGAGTACGTGAATCAATGTCAAAATGGTAAAAAGAAAGGACTGATGATTAATGGCTGCAAATTTTAAGCCAATGTTTTGGAGTAAATACTGCCAAACCGAACTAAGAAAAGACTTAATTTTAGCAAACTGGTGTGATTATAAATACGAGGGTGAACTAAAATTAGGCAACAGATTAAAAATAGTTGGTGCTGTTAGACCTACAGTACAAAAATATATTCCAGGTCAAGATTTAAATATCGAAAGTTTAGGAGATAATTCTCAATACTTAGATATTACTGAAAGTGATGCTTTTGCATTTGAGGTAGATGATGTAGATAAAGCACAATCAATTAAAGGATACTTAGAAACTCAATTTGATGAAGCTAAAGCTGCTCTTGCTGAAAGTGCTGATGCATTTGTTGGAAAACTTGCTAAGGATGCTAATAGTGATATGATGAGTACTTCAATTGATATTAGTGCAGAAACAAGTATGTTAACTACTATCAATACTGCTCATACAAAGTTATACAAAAATAATGTATCACAAAAAACTGAATTGGCTGCTGACCTTAATCCTGAACATATCGTGGGATTAAGAACTGAATTAGCTAATCTATTTACTGAAAACGTTGAATTTGTTAAACGTGGTGCTTTAGGTAAATATGCTAATACATATTTAAGAATGAGTAATAACCTATATAATGATGGTACTGATGACTACGAAATGGTTAGAACTAAGAAAGCTATCGCTTTTGCAGGACAAATTGATAAAGTAGAAACTTGCCGCAAAGAGAAAGGTTTTGCTGATATTATCAAAGGATTACATGTATATGGTGGTAAAGTTGTTAGACCAAAAGAATTATATGTAATTAAAGTACACTAAGAGAAAGGACTGATGATTAATGGCTAAGAAAACAATGACTCCAGTTAAAGCTGGATATAATGCTATTACTAAAGTAGCATATGAAACTGCTACTGCTGCTAATGATGGATTTGAATTAAAATTAAAAAGCACAGACGAACTAACTGTTATTCTAGTAACAAATAGCGATACTGCTGCTAAAACAATCACAGTAAAAGCTCCTACTAAAGGAAGCTATGCCGCTGCAAGTTCTGACTTAACATTAAGTCTTGCTGCTGGTGATACTGCTGTAATTCGCTTAGAATCAGCTAAATATGCGAATAACGATGGAACAGTATTATTAATTCCTGAAGCAACAACTGTAAAAGCTGTAGTAGTAATGTAACTTAAGAGGGCTATATGCTCTCTTTTTTATCATTGTAAGAGTATGGCAGGTGCAACTCCTGTGACAATGAATAGGAGGATAAGATGAAAAAAATTGAAAAACTAGATAAGTATGTAATAGTGCCTAATGTAGGTTTTTATGGGGGTTTTATTTATGATGGAGAAGATATATTCTTATGTGAAGATCACGATATAGATGAAGGATATGATTTTAAGGTAAGGCAAGAAATCAAAAATAATTATCTTGTTACTAACATTGAAAGAGAATACACAACTACTAAAGATAAGAAAGTAAAAGAAACTTCTCATTTAGAGGTTGAAATAGAAAAAGACCAGCTACTTGTGTATGTGGAAGGGACAGGTTATACACTACCTGAATATAGAATGTGTAAGGTTGATGAAGCAATAGAACAATATAAAATACTTAAATAGGAGGTGTAAGTATGACACTGCTTGAAATGAAAAAGAAAGTATTACAATTAATCGAAGAAATAAGTGCTGATACAACAAAGTTGACAGATGATCCTGATATAGAAGCAAAATTAAACTCAGTAATTAATCAAGTACAAAATGAACTGGCTCGTATGAAGAAAATACCCGCTTATAAAGAAATAGAAGTTGATACAAACACAAAAGACACATACAACTTTAATGATATAAAAGGTACTGATAGTAATGAAATATATCAATTAGATGTTATAAGAGGTATTGAATACGAATTAAAAGCGAACGGAACTATTGTTAAATGCTTAGAAGATGGAACAATGAAAGTAGAATACTTTAAGTATCCAATTGCAATAACAGATGAAACAAAAGATAATGAATACACTTTTGAATTAAGTGATGACGCTTTAGAAGTTATGCCTTATGGAGTAGCAGCAGATTTATTAAAAAGCGATGTGTCAAGTAACTATGGTGCAATTTACTCACAAAGATATGAAACTATGCTACAAAGATTAGACCCAAGATATAATATGGGTTCTATATATATTGAAGGTGGTATCGAATGGTAAGTGGAAGTTTAATTACACGTAATTATGCAAATTTTAGAGGTGTAGACTTTAGTAATAAAGAAGTTTCGTTAGTTCGCAGTCCCAATTCAATAAATATGTGGAAAGATTATAAAAACAACTTGGGAAAATGCATAGAAACACGCCCAGACATGGAATTAGTTGCAACGTATGACAACACTGTTTATGGGTTGTTTTTTTATAAAGTGGGCAATAATGAGATGATGTTAGTACATTGTGGAACAAAATTATACAAAGTATTAGATAATGTTAAGACTGAAATATTTAATGGTATGAAACCTGCAAGAAGTAGTGCTTTCATATATAACAATATATTCTATATCAAAGATGGTATTAATTATTTAAGATATGATGGTTCAAAATGCAGTCAAGTAATAGGATACATCCCAACAACCTCGATAGGGAGAAAACCTAGTGGAGGTGGTACAACATATGAGGATGTGAATATGTTAAGTGCATATCGCAAAAATACTTTCTTGGGTGATGGAGAAAGCAAAGATTATTTTTTAGATGCACAAAATATAGATGGAGAATGTCCTATAGTTAAAGTTGATGGCAATGCAATGGTTTATGGAACTGATTTTGATTATGCACCGAAAATAGGTAAAATTTCTTTTACGGTTGCTCCAAGTCCACCTTTAACCGATGGAAGAGATAATGTAGAAATAACATATAAAAAGACAGTAACGGGATATGCAGATAGAATTAACAAATGCACTCTATTACAAGTATTTGACAACAGAGTGTTTTTTAGTGGAAATCAAGACTATCCAAATACCATATGGCACTCCAGTTTAAATAATCCAAGTTATTGTAGTGATTTAGACTATTACAATGAAGGATTAGATTTATCTCCTGTAAAAAGTATGGTAGCTGGTAATAATGCTTTGTGGGTATTTAAAGAACCATCACAAGCTAATACAACAGTATTCTATCATAATCCTGTAATAGATGGTGAGTATGGGAAAATATATCCTAGTACACATTCAAGTATTTCAACAGGTTGTGTAGCAACAGGAATCAACTTTAATGATGATATAGCTTTCTTTAGCGAAAGAGGTATGGAAGCTATTAATGGAGACGTTACAACAGAACAAGTAGTAGCACATAGAAGTTCATTGATAGATAATAAGCTATTAAATGAATCTAACTATAAAGATATGATATTAGAAGAGTGGGAAGGTTATTTATTAGTAATTATAGATAACAAAATATATTTGGCTGATTCAAGAGCAATGTTTACTAATGAAAATCACAATGAATATGAATGGTTCTATTGGGAACTATCTAAAAATATAACTTGTACTCAAGTTAAAGATGGTGTTCTTTATTTAGGAACATCAGAAGGTATTTATAAATTAACTAATACTTTAGACACAAGAGGAGTAAATTCTTATTGGACAACACCTGAAGATGAATTTAAGTATCCTCAATATCAAAAAACAACTAACAAAAGAGGATGCGTTATTGATATGACAGGAGCAGAAGTTAAAGTATCGGTTAAAACAGATAATAATGATTTTACAGATATTAATACATATACAAATGTTAAAGGATATGTAGTATCAAGAATTAAAAAGAAAAAGTGGAAGTCAATACAAGTAAAATTTAGCTCGAATAAACCATTTGGACTTTATTCAAGTACTCTAGAAGCGTATGTAGGTTCATACGTGAAAAGATAGGAGGTTAAAATGAATTACGATATAAATTATGAAGATCCTAAATTTAAACAAGTAGAATTAGATAAACAAACTGCTTTAGCAGAAAACGGAAACACATACGATAATATGATTAACCAATCTGATAAATATTATCAAGACCAAATAAACGCTGCTAAAGATTGGGCAAATAAGCAACAAGAAATACAACAAGCTAATACTGATTTTGCTATAGAACAAGTAAATCAACAAAAAGACCAAGCTCAAAAAGATTATACAAAAGAACAAGCAGGAGCTTATGTAGATTGGCAAAAGCAATCTAATCAATATGGAGCAAATGCAGAACAACAAGCAGCACAAGGATTAAATAACACAGGTTATAGTGAATCATCACAAGTAAGTATGTATAACACATATCAAAACAGAGTAGCAACAGCGAGAGAAAGTTATAACAAAGCAGTATTAAATTATGACAATGCAATTAAAGATGCTCAATTACAAAACAATAGTAAATTAGCTGAAATTGCTTATAAAACATTACAAACTCAATTGGAATTAAGTTTGCAAGGGTTTCAGTATAAAAATCAATTAGTATTGGATAAAATATCACAAAATCGTAGTATTGATTCTGAATATTATAATCGTTATCAAGATGTATTAAAACAAATGAATACAGAGAATGCCATGGCAGAACAAGTAAGACAATATAATGAAGATTTAGCATTGAAAAATAGACAATTACAAGAAGAAATTAGACAACACAATCAATCACAAGCACAATGGCAAGCAGAATATAATTTAGCAAAACAAAAAATTGATGGTGGTTCTGGTGACAGTGCAGGAGTTACAAAAAGTTCTAATAAAGCAATAGTTAAAACGGGTGGTTCTTCTGTAAAACCTACAAGCAGTTCTAAAGTATCAAACTCTACTAAATCTAAATCAGGTGTAGATCAAAAAACATATGATAACACATTACGAAACATTAGATTAATGACTAGTGCAGCAATGCCTAAAATTCAAAAACAAAAAATAGCAGAAGATATGTTAGCAAGATCCGATTTCAGTGATGCTCAAATAACAAAAGCGTTAAAATTTTTAGGCCTTGGATAGGAGGTGATTAAATGTCATCTATTGATAGAATTAAAAGGAAAAGAAAAGAATTGGAAATAGAAAGAAGTGATGTTTCAAATATAAATAAATCAATAGGAAAAATAAATATTTTAAGAGACGAAATATCAACCACTGGTGGTATAGATTACGGAGATATTGCTCCGATTAGGACCAATTCAAATACTAATAACGTTAGCAATAATGTTTCAACTGATTTAAATGCATTACAGGAAAAACGAAAATCCCTTCAATCACAACTAGTTAATTATGAACGTAAGAAAAATGATGATTATTGGTGGGATAAAGATAAAAATATTATTTCTAACATTGGAAATGTAGCTAAGAAATTGTTTGTAGATTCAGATAGAAAAAACAAATATGCTAAAGATGATAAGTACGATTCTTTATTGAAAGAATATAATGATACAATAAAAGCAATAGAAACTGTTTCGTTAGATAATAAAACATATAAAGGATTTTCTGGTTCAGTAGATAAAGTTTCAGATACCATTTTAGGAAATGCTGTTACATCAAGAAAAGGTATTGAAAGTACAGTAAAAAAAATATTAGGACAAACGCCTACAGATGAAGAAACAACATTAACGTATGAAGAAATGTTAGCACAAAAGGCAAGACAAGAAACAACTGGAGCGGGTGGAGTAGGACTTGATATTCTAGGCAGTGTAACAAGAATGTTGCCTCAGATGATGGTGGGAAATTCTACAGGAGCTTTAGCAATGGGATTTGCCAACTATGGTGGAGGTGCATACAATCAAGCTAGACAAGAAGGCGCAACGGAAAAACAAGCAACAGCATATGGAATAATATCAGGTAGCTTAGAAATGATGTTAAATAAAATATTACCATCATACAATATTGGCGGTAAAAATGTTTATGGTAAAACATTAACCGATAATATAATGAATCAAGTTGTTACCAATTCAGCATTTAAGAATTTTGTTTTCAGAACTGTAAATGATGCTGCCGGTGAATTTACAGAAGAGTATTTACAAGAGTTTTTGGAACCCATAATTAAAAATACAGTATTACAACAAGACAATGGAGCAGATTTTTGGAATACTATGAAAGATGATGTTGACAAAGGTTTAAAACAATTGGGATCTCAACTTTTCAACAAGGAAAATCTATATGCTGGTTCATTGGGGGCTTTAACTTCTGGAATTATGGGATTTCAAAGTAATACGGATGCATATAGGTACGAAAAAAGAACTGGAAGAAACGCAGAAACAGGATTAACGGCTAATGAACAATCTGTAATGAACGATGAAGTAAATAAAAGAACTGTGGAAGCTCAAAAGAAAGCGGCAGTGGATAGTGAAGTAAATAAAATTATTAAAGAACAAGAAAAAACATTTGGAACTTTAACAGATGCTGAAAAGGCAGGTATTAAGAATCAAGTGCAAGAAAAATTAGATAATGGTGAAATAGATTTTACTACTTTGAAATTAAAGAACAGTGAAATAAAAACAATAGAAAATAGAGTTAAAGAGGATTTACAAAAAGGTTATATTGATATAGATACAATAGAAAACACGCTCACACAAGAAAAAACGGTTCAAATTAAAGAGCTAGAGCAAAGACTGAGAAATATCGCCAATGAACAAGAAAAAACTCAAATAGAAGAAAAACTTAACCAATTACGAATTGATAGAGCTAATGATTTAAAAAACAAATTGCGACAAGATATTTATTTACAAGAAAGTTATGCAGAATTGGCAAGAAAAAGTGAAAAATTTACATACGAGGCAAAGAAAACAGATAGTGAGATTAAAAAAAACCTAGCAGAAGATTTTAAAAAAATTGCTAATAACACTAATAAATCTCATGAAACTTTTGAAACTATATCTAAAATAGCAGAAGATAGAGGTGTTAGTTATGGTGTTATCAATAATGAGCAGTTAAAACAACTAGGATATGATATAGAAGGTAAGAATGTTAACGGATTAGTTCGCACTATGCAAGATGGAAAGCAAAAAGTCCTTGTTAATTTGGATAGCGATAAAGCAATTAATACTATTGTAGGTCATGAAACAACTCATTTGTTAGAGGGAACTAAAGAATACACGAATTTTCAAGAGTATATTAAAAACTATGCTAAAACAAAAGGTGAATACAACACAAGATATAAAGAATTAAGCAATTTATATAGAGGCGTAAATGCTAATATAGAAACAGAGGTAACTGCAGATTTAGTAGGAGATTATCTATTTACTGATACTGATTTTGTTCGAAATTTATCTGTTGAAAGCCCCACTATATTTAAGCAAGTATATGACTATATCAAACACGTTTATAATTTAGCTACAGCAGGATCTAAAGAAAAAAGACAACTAGAACAGGTTAAATATAAATTTGAAGAGGCATATAGACAAAGTAATGTACAAGTTAACGATGGTATTCAATATTCTATGATTGGAGAAAAAGGTGCTTTAAATGCTACAAATATTAATTCAAAAAATCAATTTTTGTTAACAAATCTTGAAAAGGCCAAATCGATGGCAAAAAGTGGTAAAAGCAATGATGAAATATTTAAAGCAACTGGATGGTTTAAACAATATGGAAAGTGGAAATTTGAAATATCAGATTCAATTTTAGATGGTGTCACGATAAATAATGTAAAAAAAAATCACGAATATCTATTGTCAGATATTTTAAATCACAAAGATTTGTTTATAGCATATGAAAACCTTAAAAACACAAAAGTTTCTTTTGCTGATTTAAAAAATTATAATGGATATATGGTTGGAGGTCAATATGATGCCAAGAAAAAGAATATAGAACTTAATAATAAATTGCTAGATACGAAAAATCCTGACAAGGCGATTAAGCAAGTTTTAATGCATGAAGTGCAACACAAAATACAACAATATGAAGGATTTAAAAATGGATCAACCGGTTTATTAGGTGAAGAGGCATATAAAAGAAGTAAGGGTGAAATCGAATCACGTGAAACTGAAAAGAGATTAGAAATGAGTTATGAACAGCGAAATAACAAAATTCCCGAGGCAGTTCATTCTAGGATGGACAGTATAGCAGAATTATTATATAATAAGTTTGGTAAGGAGAAGAGTGTTTATGACAATAATATTGATACTGATTCCATTGTTGATATTAATGGTGATTTTATTAATAAGAAGTCGAACGAGATATTGGAGGGATCCGATGCCGAAAGAATATTTAGAGGAAATAGAAAAAAACAAAAAGAGCTAGATAATAGTTCTTTTTCTTTGGACCAAAGAGTGTCTGGAGATGCTTTGCTAGATGCACAAGATTTTATTGATGAAGTAAAAAGTGTTGGTGCAGAAGTAGATGATAATGGTTATGTAACTGTGTATCATCAAACTTCTGATGAAAATGCTGATAAAATAAGACAAAGTGGAAAAATGATTGCTAACGAGGATTATGTTTATTTTAGTACATCGAAAAATGCTACCCAAAGTGAAGGTAGAGGTCAAACTAAATTAGAGTTTAAGATACCGGCCGAAAAGTTAATGTTAGATGACATATTTAGTGATAATGCCGATGTGAAAATACCGCTAAAGGGTAAGAAGACATTAGATGTTAGTAATTATTTAGTTAATGATACTAAATATTCTATTAGTGATACTGATAATAAAGGTAGAACTTTATCTAATCAAAATGAAATAGCTCCTAGAAATTCTAACTTAACTTATGGTGAAGATATTAAATTGAAAATGTTACCAACTAAAGAAGACATAAGTAATTTGACTAAACAAGTAAATAATTTATCTAAACAGCTAGAAATGAGTCAAAAAGTCAAAAATGAAGATATCACTAATGAAATAGCTCCTTTCAAAAATAATAAGGTGATGAATCCAGTAGAAATAGCAAATTTGAGATTAGAAGATGCTAATACTACCCCACAATTAACTAATAAAAAGTACGAAAAAGGTGATAAAACATCTAAATTATACAAAAACGTTACTGAAAAATCTCAAATGTTACCTGAAACAGCAAGAACACTTCTATCCAATGAAGAAAATGTTAAATATTACAAAAATATAACAAACGAAGAAAGCATGGATGAAGCATTAAAAAAATTGCAACAAAATGGTTCTAATGAAACTATAAGATGGGTAACCCAAGATAGTAAATCGGCAACAGCAACAGACGTGGCAGAAGGATGGATACTATTAAAACAGTACTCTGATAACAAAGATTATGATAATATGATAGAAATTGCTAAAAAGATGAGAGATATTGGTACTAAAGCAGGACAAACTGTTCAAGCATTTAACATTATGTCAAGGTTAACCCCAGAGGGTATGGTTAAATATGCTCAAAGTGAATTAACTGATGCATATAACCAAATAGTTAAAAACAAATCACAAGATTGGATCAATAAAAATATGAAGGATTTTGATTTGACACCTGGCGATGTAGAATTTATTATGAACACAATGAAAAAAGTTCAAAACATGGAGGATGGTTACGAAAAACGAGTAGAACTTGCCAAAATTCAAAAACTCATGACAGATAAACTTCCAAGTAATGCTGGGAACAAGATAAAAGCATGGATGAGAATGTCGATGTTATTCAATCCTAAAACACAAGTAAGAAACGTTGTGGGTAATGCTTTGATTATGCCTGTAAATTACTTTAGTGATGTTGTTTCTAACTATGCAGATAAAGTAATTCAAAAACAAACTGGAGTTAGAACAACAGGAACTTACGATATAAAAGCAATGCTTAAAGGTATGAAAGATGGTGCATATCAAGCAACTAATGATTATAAACTGGGAATAAACACCAAAAATATGGATGGCAATAGATTTGAAATTGGAGAAGGAAATTCATTTAGCGAAAAAAATGCAATTGGTAGAACACTTAATAGAACTGAATCGATGTTAAATTATGTAATGGATGCAGGAGATAGAATATTTAGCCAAGCGATATTTGAAAACTCAATATCAAACCAACTAAAATTAAATAATGCAACCGAAATTACTCAAGAAATGATAGATATAGCAACAACTGAATCACTTCAAAGAACTTGGAACGATAATAACAACTACACGAAATTTGTATTAGACGTGAGAAAGATGCTTAATAGATTAAACTTTAAAGGTTATGGTCTTGGAGATATATTGATACCATTTGCTAAAACGCCAGCTAATTTAACAAAAGCTATTGTTGATTATTCGCCAGTTGGTCTAATATCGACAATAAATCAAGGAATCAAACTAAAAAACAATATATCAACTGATACAATGACGGCTCAACAGCAACATCAGTTTGTACAAACATTAGGTAAGGCAACTGTTGGTAGTATGTTATATGTAATTGCCTATGCTCTTGCTAAAGCAGGAATAGCAACGGGAGCAAGCGATGATGATAAGGATACCGCAAATTTTTTGAAAAATACACTTGGTATAAGTTCTTATTCAATAAAAATCGGGGACAAGTCATTTACATATGATTGGGCCCAACCAATAGCGGCTCCGTTGTCAATAATGACCAATATTGCTAATAAAAGTGACAAAACGAAGTTGTATGAGGCAATTGTAGGAAATTTAGATACAGCAACTTCTGTATTGATGGAACAATCATTTTTACAAAGTATTAATGAAGTATTAAATGGAAATGGAGGAGCTGTTGAAAATTTATTACAGCAAGTATATGAATTACCATCGAGGGCAGTACCAACATTTGTTAAGCAAATAGCTGATATGGTTGATGAAACGCAAAGACAAACGTATGAAAAAGATGCTCCAATTAAAACGGCAATAAATAAAACAATATCTAAAATACCATTTATCAGTCAAACACTTGCTCCTAGCGTTGATACATTAGGTAGAAATATACAAAAATATGGTGGAAAGAATAATATATTTAATGTATTTTTGAATCCGGCAAATGTTAATACTGAAAATATAAGTAAATCAGCAGAAGAGATTTATAGATTGTATAAAATAACAGGTGATAAAACCATAATGCCTAGAGTAGCACCTTCATATATAAATTCAAAAGGTGAAAAAGTAATTTTATCATCTCAAGAAAAATCGGATTTCCAAAGAATCGCTGGTAATATAGTTGAAGAAAGTATTGAAAATTTACTTGACAATAAAACGTATGAAACAATGAGTGATGAAGGCAAAGCTAGTATTATTAATAAAATAGTTAATTATTCATATAACAAAGCAAGAAAAAAGGTTTTAGGTATTGAAATGTCAAATGAATATAATAAGATTAACGAATATGTAAATGATGGTGGTTTTGTCAGTGAATATTATATAAATAAAGAAGAAATAGATTTTGCATATAATAATCCCGAAAAATATCAGGTTGTTAAAGTGATAACAGGTGATATAGTTACTTACAAAAAATATAGTAAAGATTTAGAAGAAATAAAATCAGACAAAGATTCTAATGGTAAAACTATTGCTAATAGTCGTAAACAAAAGGTATTTGATTATATAAATTCAACCGATTTAAATTTTGAACAAAGAGTAATGTTAGCTAAACTAGAATACCCTAGTTACGATGAGTATAACAATGAAATTATTGAATATTTGAATAATAATAAAGATATTTCTTATGAGGAAGAAGTAGAAATCTTAAAACAATTGGGATTTGAAGTAGATTCTTATGGAAATATTTCATGGTAAGAAGGAGGTGATAATTTGAAGCAAGATAGAAATGGCGTAAGAACACCCCAAGATTTAGAAAGAAAGTATGACTTTTCAAGTATAAAAAAAGCAGTGGAGCAAAGCGAAACTGGTTTAACTAAAATTAATCAAGAACTGGACAAATTTGTTAATAAAACGAGTAGCAATATTAAAGAGCTTCAAAAACAATTAGATGGGAAGGTAACTACTTATTATTATAGTGGTGAACCTTCCTTTTCTAATCTTCCTACAAGTGAGTGGGAAGAAAGCGAATATTCTCAACACCTAGGCGACCTATATTACGATAAAGATACGGGATATGTATACATGTTTCAACAAAACAATGGTCTTTATTCTTGGAAACATATGATTGATAAAGATTTAACCGATGCTTTAGCACTTGCTAATGCTGCAAAAGATACTGCAGATAATAAAAGAAGAGTATTTGTAATTCGCCCCATACCTCCTTACGATAATGGAGATTTATGGTTAAATGACAAAGAATTATATGTGTGTCAAATATCTAAAACAAAGGATGAAACGTATGAAGAGGATGATTTCATAATAGCAACAAAATATACTGATGATACAGTAGCTAACAAAGTAAATGAAGAATTAACGGTAGTTAAGGGTCAAGTAACAATAATAAAAGAAAAACAAGACGAGTTTGATGTTACAGTTACTGAACATACATCTATGATAAATTCGCTAAATGAGGAAACCGCTGAACTTGGTAGTGATGTTTCTGAATTAAAAATTACTAGCCAATCTATAACTGAAAGTGTTAATTCGATTAAAAATTTAACAGATTACATTAAAACAAAGCAAGAAACAACAAGCATAGAATTGCTAAAAACGCCTGACAGTACGGGTGCAATAAATAAATTATCAATTAAAAACTTCAATTTGCAAACGTTGTATCCAGACATGGCATATCCATCTAATTACACTTATCCGGGCGTATTAAACTTTTACACATTAATAATATCAAACGAAAAAGTTGTTTATAGTCCATCACTTCCAACAGCCAACAACCAAACTGAATTGTATAATGTCGGTGGAATTAGTGGTAAATTTTATAGATGTGTTGATAATGTATGGACGGAAGAAACAAAGTTAGAAAATATAAAATTTATATATATTAATTCACCATTCCCGTTGCAAACATTAACGACAACAATGGGTGATCCTGTTTATGATGAGTTAATTTTTGAAGATAACCAAGTATCTATAATACAAAGATTAGGTTATGATAAAGAAAATAATCTCGAAGTATTAGAAAAACCAGTTACTTACAATTTGGGTGAAATGCTAGTACCAACTTTTGAAACTAATACTTATATTACGATGAAGTATTGGACTAATCTAAATTATGAATGTACATATATTGAAAAAAATGAGTTTACTTCTTCATTTACAACCAAAAATGAAACAAATGCTTTAATGAGTATTACGAATGAAATAAATTTAAAAGTTGAAAACAAATGTGGAAAAGATGACGTGGTAAATCAGTTAAACATTAGTAAAGATTTAATTGAAATAAAAGGTAATAGATTTGTACTTGATGCTGACAATGTCAAAATAGATAAATTTGGAAATATTATATTGTCTAACGGGGCTAAGGTATTAGGTGAATATGGTTTACTTTCTTCAATAATAGTAGAGAGCAATATAATGTCTAGAAGCTTTATAGGTGGTAATATGATACTTCCTATGGGATATTCACAATATGAAGAAACTAGCAGTGGTTCAATAACGACGATAAAAGATTCATTACAGTTACAATTTACAATTCCAAAAGGTTTTAAAATAATGAGTGCATTTATATTATTAGAACATATGCCAACAAAATATAAAGATGGTACAACATTAAAGTACACTGGTACATCAAAAAATCTAAAACTATATAGAGCAACTAATTATTCAGCCGGTACTTTTGTAATGGATATAACACGTTATGTAACTAATAATAGTGAAATAAATTATTCAGAAGTTCCTAACGCTTTTGGAGTGAGTGGATTTAGCGGTTCAAGTTCAGGTTATACAAGTAAACAATCAATAAATATAAAATATTTTATAACAACTTCAGATACTGAAGATTCATTTAATATGTTCAAAATAGAAACTTCTAATTCATTAGTTACGAGTTTGGCTGCAATGTATCAAAATACAGGTGCATGCAAAGCAACACTGATGATAATGGGATATTCTAGTTTTGAATAAAAAATAAATTAAAATAGGAGGAAAAAATATGATAACAAACATAAGTTCATTACTTACTTACTTACTTACTTACTTACTTACAGGGAAGGAGGTGCAGTTATTTAATAATTGCACCTCTTATGAGAAAGGGGGCAAGGCATAAAAATATTACTTGCTCTCTAAGAGGTGCATGTCTATGAGTTTGAAAAATTACCCAGATATGACAACACCGCTAAATGCAGAAAACTTAAAATTACAACCTAAAACAGAAAAAACAACAAGTAATAACGATGTTTATAGTTGTAATTACATTAATGCTAATACAATTCCAGTGATAAACTTTAGTTGAGATTTTAACGATTATAAAGAAACCGCTATAGGTCAATGTCAAATGTCTGCTAATAAGCCACCAACAGATGCAAATTATTTTTATGGAACAATAATAGTGATAAAGTTTGGAAGTGCTTATTGTAGTCAACTTGCAACCGACATTAACACTGGAAAAATGTATAATAGAGTATTAATAAATGGCAGTTGGACAGCATGGAAAGAAGTTCAACAAAATGCTTTATAAAATAAAATCAAAAAAATAGAGAGCAAGATTAAATGCCGAAAATGTGGAAAAAATCAATTTTACAAATTATCCAAATACGGATAAACCTACCAATGCGGAAAATTTAAATCAAATGCAAACTAATATTGAAAATGAAATAGAAGGTAGTAAACTAAAAAGTGCTATATTAGTTATATTAAATGAAATAACAGAAGTAACTCTTACTGGAGCATGGGTACAATTGAAAATACCATTTAATAAAGTTCTTAGAAAATTAGGTGATGGGTTTAGTTTATCAAATGATGGGACTGTTGTTGCATCGAATGACGTAAAAAGGTTTAGAGCAACGGTAGGTGTTAGAATTACAGAAAATTATAGTGCTGATGTATGTGCTAGAATTTTAAGCGAAACAGGAGCAAGTTGGTTTTCCGAAAGTGGTTTTCAAGCAAATTCAACACAATTTAAAAATGAAACAATTGGAACTTGTATTAATAATAAAAATATATATGCAACTATAACTTCTGCACAAGCAGGAACTGTTAAACTTAGAGGCGATAATCAATATACCTACATGCTAGTAGAAGAGTTATAACTCATAGATTTAATTTAAATAACAAAATAATATGAAAAATTTTATGAATTATCCAAATAAAACAACACCATTAAATAGCGATAATTTAAAATTACAAGAAAGTGGTTCAAATGAAAATGGCAATTGGATTAAATATAGTGACGGTACTATGAAAACATACCAAAATGTGGATATTACATTATCTGTTACTGAAGCGTGGGGTGGAATATTTGTAGGAAATTATGCAACACCAATTAATTTTCCTCAAACTTTTAAAGAGCCACCAGAAGTGCTAATTGATTTAAAGTTTACTCAAGGTGCTGGTTGGCGAGTTGACTGGGATTTTCCTGTTATAACTAATTCTAGTATTAAAAATATTGGGGTTGGAAGAGGGACTTCTACTGATACGTCAAAATGTAAGGCCACAATTTTTGCAATAGGAAAATGGAAATAATAAAGAAAGGATAAAGAAAATGGAAAAAATAAAGAAGTATAAAGAAATATATGCATTTATTACAATAATCATTGGAATTTTATCTGGTGCATTTGTGATTTTACATAATATTTTAAATAAATATGATGAATTACTAGATAACTTAAAAACAACACAACAAATGAGTTTGAAATCAGTTATATGGAATGATAATATTCCATTAGCTGAAAGGTCATCTGCTTGTGACGTATATTTAAGTAATGGTTATAATAGTTTAACAAAAAAACATTGTGAAATGATTCTGAAGGAGGAATAATTATGATTAAAATAATAATTGGTTTAGTAAGTGCAATGTTAGCGAATGTTCTTTTAGGAGTAACACTTGCTAAACTAAAACAAGAGTTTAAAAAAGAAAAATTATTGAGTGGCTTAGTAAAATATTTAGGAATAGTCTTAGGTGTATTACTTATGTATCTAACAGGTTATTTAAACCCAGATATTGTAGTTGCTAACATAAACGGCATAAAAGTTAATTTAATGGCTGGTATTGAGCTTTTATTTATTTCGGGCATTGTTTTTTATGGTATGCAAGATTTAATTAAATTAAAGAACTTGTTAGGATTATCAAATGATATTACACCCATTGACGAAGGAAGAGGGTAGTATGAATAAGTATAATGCAGAAAGATTATTTCATACCCTTGATGATATATTCATATCTAGTCCTTATTCAAATAGGATAAGCCCAATAACAGGTGATAGGGAATTTCATGAAGGTGTAGATTATTCGGCAAACGGAAAATCAATACCAATATATGCGTTGGACGATGGAGAAGTATTATATGAGGGATATGACAATTCAACAGGTGCAATAATATGTTATATAAGATTTCCTAAATTAGATGATCATGTAGGACTATATTATCATTTAGCAAATACTGTAATTAATAAAGGCGATAAAGTAACAAAGGATACTAAAATAGGAATGATGGGAAGTACAGGATATTCAACAGGAAATCATTTACATTTTGATTGGTTCAAATATAGTGATTATAATAAGGGTTTTTATGATAGAAATTATGAAGATTTTAATGAGTATATATTCCCGGAAAACAGAATAAAAGTAACTCCAGTTGCAGAAAGAAATGAAAACACACCTCAAATAAGAGTAATAGTCGATAATTTGAGAGTTAGAACAGGGCATAGTACAAATAGTAGTGTTTTAGGTTTCACTCAAAATAAAGACATTTATAATGATTTAGAAACTTATAATGATGGAACTTATATATGGCATAGAATAGATAAAGAACAATGGATTGCTGATAATGGAGAGTGGTTAGAGATACTACCAGTTACTGACTACAGGAAATTATATGAAAGTAAGCTTAGTATGATTGAGAGTTTAAACAAACAAATTTCGACACAAAACGACACGATAAATAATTTAAATGAAAAATTAAGTAAAATTAATGAATTATCAAGAATATGAAAACAAGTAGGGAATTAACTCTACTTGTTTTTTTTATACATATAAATATAATCCATGCCAAAATTTTTTACAAACTCTTCTTTAGTGCCTATATTCTTTTCAAAATAAGTTTGTGCTTTTACTTTCCAAAAATTTATATACTCATAGTTGTTAG